GAACGCACCTGTAACAACTGATAGTGTAGCGTTAGCTGTTCCGTCGCCTAGTGTGTCTAGTCTTAGAGTTGGATTATCTGTATAGCCGTAACCACCACTAATGACGGTCATTGCCTGAATAGTACCAATGTTAGAAACAGACTGAATAATTTCTTCGTTCTTACCGATAACGGCTGTGACCATAACGTTAGCACCAGAACCTGTTCCTGATACGACATTGGCGAATGGTAGATTTAATGAATCATATCCAGAACCACCGATGATCTGACCAGGCATTTGCTCAAAGCGAACCTCGGTGATCATACCATTGGCTGCTACGTTGGTGACGTTAGCAATAGCACCAGAACCAGAAGAACCTTGTGGGTTGATAAACTCAATAGTATCACCAGCGGTATAACCTAGACCGCCAGAAACAATCTGCATCTTACCAAGAATACCCATCTTGGTGATGGTAGAGTTGGCAGAGATAGCGATGGTGATTGGTGGGATGTAGTTATTACCACCATTTGTGATTGATAGTGAAAAGGCTGGTCCGCAGTTAGCATAGACAAAGTATGACATAGAATTGGCGAAGCCAGCGGCGTCATTAGCTGGGTCGATAATAGATGATTTTAGATTTGAATATGTGGCATTACCGATAGCTGTATTAGCTTCAAGATTAATAGTTGACCACATAACATTGTATGAATTTGGATGATAGAATCCGGAATCATCAACGTCGGCTACTAGACCAGCAGCACCAGAACCAGAGCCGAAGATCAATAGAGGATCATCAACTTTAAAGCCAGCACCACCTTTAACGATACCAGCGGCCTGAATAGTTCCTTTAGAAACGGTTGAAATGATAATCTGAGCACCAGAACCTGTGTTACTGGTGATAGGTACTGTGGTGCCTTCTGTATAGCCTTGACCACCAGCAACAATCTGTACCGCTGTAATAATACCAGAGAATAGGTTAGCCGTTAGATACTTATCTTCACCTTCTTCGGTAAAGAATGTTGTGATTTGCTCGGCGTTCAAGAACTCTTTATAGAGGCTTGATAGCTTCAATTCATAGATTAGCTGACCCTTATCAAAGTAAGTGTCGACCTTTTCTACAATAGCCGTGGCGTTTGATGTTAGACCTTTGATGGAGGTATTAGCAAAGTTGACGGCAGCTATACTATTTGATACGTTATTGACCTTGACATCTCTTACTCTAAGAGACTTCTCAATAAACCACTTACCGTCAGAGGCACGTAGAATGTCCTGCTTTGGATAATAGAAAGAGGCCTCTTTGTTGAGCAATGCCTGAATAATAAAACGAGCAGACTTTTCTGAACCAGAAGAAAGATAAAACTCTCTGGCGTGTTTAAGTATGTTTACTCTATCAGCTAGAACCTTATCAGGAATATAAGCGATGAAACTATCATACATCTTTTGAAGGACTGAAAGATAGTCGTAATCGTCTCTGATGTTACTGTCATTGGTATGTTCATCTAGAACGTGTTCATATAGCTGATCAATGTCCAGGTTACGAAGCATGTTCTTGGAAAGGTAAAGTGTTTCACCTTCCTGCTCCATTTGCTTATAGTAGTATTCTAGAAATTTGATAAACGTTTCATGTTCTTCTCTGACAAAGGCAGGAAGCTGTCCAGAAATAAGTAATGATGTTTTGTTATTTGATGCTGATTGAGTCATTAAATTACTTTTCTGCTACTATTTCTAACTGGACAGTCTGAACGTTGTTTTCGTCCATGGTCAATATTCTGTTTCTCAAAGGTATGATGATTTCAGAACCAGAAACGACATTGAATGTGAGAACATCGGTATCATAGTAATCGTTAGCCACAATGGCGCTAGGCTGAATGGCGTTAATGACGATCAATCCTGTGTCATAGTCAATAGTACCAGCATCGGAACTTACGATGTTCTTATTACCTAGATCATCATAGTAATATGTTCTTAGTGTTCCGTTTCTTGCTTCTAGAACGGCCTTAGCTGTAGCTTCTACACCACCATCTGGATCGGTGATGGTGACAATAGCACGAGAGTAATTGATACCCTTATTTGTAACGGTGATTGAGTTTACCTTGCCATTAACGATTGTAGCCTCGGCAGTGGCACCAGTACCGTCACCTGTGATAGTGACATAGGTTGATGTTGTGTAATCTCTACCTGGTGTAATCAACTCAATGGAGTCAACACCTGTGAATGAATTTGGTACTTCTTCATAGAATACGTTACGAGAGATAAGGCTGCTATCTAGAACGGTAATCTGTGGGAAAGAGTATAGCTTATCGGTAAATGTACCTCTTTCAATAGTGGTCTTAAAGTCGTAATAATATTTTCTTTGCTGGGCCTTATCGATCTTCTGACGGCTCTGTAGATAAATTCTAAGATCAGAACCAGTGATTGAACTGTCGGCCTTTTCAATATATGACTGTAGCTTTGACTTCTTAAAGGTTGAACGATAGGTATTCAACTCGGCATCCGCATAGTCATAGGCGGCCTGCTTAACGAGATTCAATATTTCCGTTGATGCCTTAGTGGTCAATGATGGGTTGTAATAGACCTTACCACGAACAGTCACGAAGATATATTCTGGGTCAACGATTACTGGTGTAACCGTGATGACGTTTCTTTCAGCGACCAGATTATTCTTGATATTCTCTTTTTCAAGGTTTGTTAGTGTATAATAACCTTTAGTCTTAAGAGAGATATAAACTTTTCCGTAAACTGGTGGGTCGTTCTCCTCACCACCCCAGATAGAAACGGCGTCAATATTTGGATAGTCTTTAGTGATTAGTGTTTCATAATCACGGACTGTAACGCAGCGGTTCTGGGCTGTATAATACTGTGGGGCTCTTAGTCTGATACGGTCAATATCTTCCTTATCTGAACCACCTGATGAACTCTCTACAGTGGTAACTCTAACATTACCAGTAAAAGCTGAGGCGATTGGTTCGATAAAGTTAAACTTAGATACGGCATTACCATCTGTGCCTTGTGTATCAACATAAGTGGCAATAACGATATTACCGACCTTTGGACGATAACCAAGAACATTGTCACCAAACTGAATGGTATAGTTTAGGTTCTCGTTTTCTTCCACAAAGTAGATACGGCTATTGGCTGTAACCTCGGTGATATCAGTAGAAAGAATATATTCTTCTGTATATGAGTTAGCTGATGATTCCTGCACCGTGACGGTTAGAGTATGTGTATCGATATTGGCTGATGGTAATTCGAAACGAGCGGTCTTATTATTAGCAGACATAGAAAACTGCTGGGTGATTACCTCACCTTGAATGATACGGACATTTGGTAGATAGTATGAACCGTTTGACTTATGTGCGGTATTAGCATTGACTGTGACGAATGGATAGTTGGTGCCTTCAATATCAGCACCAAGTAGTCTGGTATACTTGTCAATGGTGATATAGTCGATTGTCTGGCTTTCCGTTGATGTTGGTGTAATGCGAACATTCACCTTGGCAGCGGCAGCATGTTTAGAGGTTGGCACATAGTTGATCAACTTGGCCTGTGATAGAATATTCTGACGAACCTGTGCGGTGTCAAGGAATGCCTCGTTAGCCACCATATTCAGATAGTATGAATTGTAATAGGTGTTATAAGCCAAAATGTCCAATAGAACAGAAAGACCAGAACCCTCAAAGTTATAGTCGGTGAACTCTGACTGGCTATTAAGATAGGTCTTTAGATTGTTTCTGATAGAGTTAAAGTCTAACTCCGAAACTCTGAGGGTTGTATTTGCTCTTGACATTGCTTTTAACGAATCCTCTCAAGGAATAGATTGAAGGTAGCAGGTGTTTCTGTATTGACCACGATATATTGGACTTCTACACCAAAGCCATTGTTATCATAATCGACCGTAACTGTAACTTTGATTAGTCTTGCTCTAGGCTCGAAATTATTTATTAGACGAATAATGGCATCTTCAATAAGTGCCGCTGTCATAACATCTACGTTATCGAACAGCAATCTTGTTACATCCGAACCTATGCTGGATTTAAATGGTCTCTCGTAAAAGTTGGTAAAGATAAGATTGCGGATGGATCTTTTGACCGCATCCGTTCCCTTCTTTTTGTTAATATCACCAGTGATTGGATTGATTTGAAAATCCAAATCAAGATCAGAATAGTCTGGCTGTCTGCTGATGTTAATCTGTGCCATTTTAGTCCTTTAGCATTTATATTATTTATGCCCAGTTATCCGCTTCGCTTCTGCCTGCTGGTCTATCTGGTGCATGAACACCACGAGATGTACCAGTTTTTTCTTCTGGATCAGTGAATGAACCAAAGTCAAATGGTATCTGTAGACTAATAGCGGACATAGCCTGTGAAATGCCACCATTAAGATTGAGTGCCGTAGGTCCATCAACGTTAGTAATACTATCACCTTTGACATTAACAGTGGCACCAGTAACGTGTGAGGTTGTGGCACCGTGGAGACTTGCTCTACCACCAGAACGAAGGTCAAGATCGGTGCCTGTGGTGACCTCGGCGCTTTGTGTAGCGGTTACACTATAATTAAGTCCACGAGTTTTAACACCGCCTGCCGTTGCTGACATTTCAATATTACCTGCGGCAGCCTCGTGACCAATATCACCTTGAGTAGCGGTCACTTTATAGTTGCCGCTTTCTGTGGTGTGGTTCATATCTTCTTTTGATTTGAACTCCATCTTACCTTGTTTGGTTCTCATACGAATATTACCGTCAGAACCATCGGCAGTCACATTGACCGAGCCGTCTTTGGTAGATGAATAGAAACCACCCTTTTCGATGTTACTGGTAATATCACCTTCATTAACAGCCATATTAATACCAGCCGCACCACCAATATGAACCTGATCTGACTGTGAAGCAAATGTAGATGAACCTTTAGAGACATAAGCAATAGCACCACGGGCGATCTTGGCGGATGAACCCATTAGCTTTTTATTCTCGTTACGGGCCTGTGTATCAATATTACCAAGAATTTGTCTGTTATGGTTTCTGGCAGTTAGATTAAAATTACCTAATACGGTGAGGTTATAATCCTTCTGGCAGGTGACGTTATAATCGCCATATACACGGAATGAGGCATCACCTTTGACTGTGATATCTTGAGCACCAGATATGGTAACTCTATTCTCACCAAAAGTAATCTCATATTTACCGTTATGTGCGGTGACATGCATAGAACCGTCTGGTGCCATCTGAATAGCGGTACCAGAACGGTGCTGTAGAGTAACAGTCTCACCGCCTTTGGTATCATCTAACTGTAGCGTATGACCTGATCTAGTCTTCCATGAGAAGTAATCAGGATATGAACCAGCGGTCTTGGCTTTACGAGCGTCAGACTTGTGAGGTTGCTTCCACTTCTTAGGTGATTGCTTCTTTGGTTCTTCATTAAATGAAACACCAGCATCTATATTAGAACCGTCTGTATTACTCATTTGTTCCTCTTACATTGTGCCTACGGTAAAATTACCTTGACCAACAGCATCGCCATTAGTTTCAAGATCATCCTTTTTCAATAGACTCTTATCAACTGGATTACCACCTTTAACGGTCTTTTCCACAATCTGTGACATATTCTGAGTGTCACCAGATGTATTTAATTTCTCGTGCATTTTCTTGGCATCGTTTTCTTGTTCTCGTGTCATACGCTTCCACAACTCTTTCATTGTACCAGCGGCTTCACCAAACATATTCTGGCTCATACCCTGTGCCAGACCTTCAATCTGACCTAATAGACCTTGAGCCTGACCGATAACCTGACCAGCATCGGTTGTTCCGCCTTTAGAACCACCAGATGGAATACCAGAGGCACCTGTAGTTGCTGGGTCAATAAAGCCTAAGCTGGCACCTGTAGCGTTCACCGAATAGAAAACGTCGGTCGTGCTATTACCATCGAAGAAACCTAGAGCAGGAGAACCAGTATTACTGGTCATAGTATTGGCAAATTCCATCTCGGCATTTGCATCTTCATAGCCATAAGTAATAACGACATTACCATTAACATCGATTTTCTGTAATGCTACGCCCCAGGCAGTCTCGATCTCATTAATTACTGGCTCAATTTTGTCCTGTCCAAATAGATCGGTGTCCCATTGCAGACGATTAAGAACATACATCAACTCGCTTAGTGAGGTGACCTGACTTAGTAATTCTTGTGCGTTCTTAAGATATGTGTCCTCATGAACCACATCACCAGTCATAAAGGCTACACCGTCATTAGCCTCATATCCTTGCAATAATAGAGAAAGAGAATTGACGGCTGACTTCATTGGTGTAGTCAAGCCTTCCATAATAGTATAGAGAGGTGTATCTGGTGGAGCCTCGGTAGCAAATATAATATTATCACCTAGACCGCCACCGTAACCAGCACCACCCGCACCCGTATTGGCACCTGGAGGTGTATATGCCTGGCCTGGCTGAGCACCAGATAATAGAGAAGAACCAGCACCAAAGCCACCTGCTCCACCACCGCCACCTTTATTACCAGCAAGACCTTGTATCATCTGGCCAAGTGACATGACCTGACCCATCATTTGCTGCATTTGCTGGACGCCGATCATACCGTCATTGGTCTGTTTAGCAGTCGGTACGTTGGTGATTTCAGGTAATCTAAAACCAGCCATATCAAATAAGGCACCGTGAATAGGTAATCCTTCTAGCAGATCAAGCGAATGTTGCTGTCCTTTTTCCTTAATCTTACGGATTTTAACGCCATTCTCCTCGACCTCTTGAATGTCGGGTGCTACATTGACATCTCTGGTCGTTTGAGTAAGCTGGTTGACTGTCTGGGTCGATCCTAGACGGCCTCCACCGC